GCCCGCAGAGGCCACATAACCCAACGTAAGCTCTCCTAGCGACGAAGGCATGGATTGCTCCAAGGTCGAGGGATCGTAGCTTACAGGGCCGTTGAAGCCCGTTCTGTCGTAGTACCCCTCATGAGGCAAGAGGTACTTCAAGTTGCGTCTGCGGAGAGCCCGACGAGCCACGGAACTGAGATCAGTGACTGTAGTTGTGCTCGACAGCAAGCTGTCTGTTATGCTATCTGCATCTGTCCTTCTAAACTTATTAAATTCAGAATTTAACTCCATGGAAACTCCGCTATATTCAAAGTTTCCAAAGACAGAGGCAGAGGTGTAACTAGCTCTAGTATCGTCGTGATCCAGTCCAAGATACTCCATCCTAGTGCTTGAAGCTTCAAATAATTCTTCAGCACTAGCGGTTAGGTTCACCCTAGTAATTGCGTGCGCTGGGGCAAACTCCCTGGATATTCGCGCCGCCTCATACAAGGCATACTTTCCATCGCCTTCAAAAGTTGTCTTTGCAAAATCGAAATCAGCACTATCAAAATTTACAAAAAGGTGTGAAGACTTTCCATTCCACAGGGGAAGCAGACTCTTCTCATAGTCAGAGATACTGAGCATCACCTCATCAAAGTTAGGTGGAGTCTGCACAGAACTGAATAGCATCAAGAACTCGTTTAATGTTCCTAAATCGCTATCGTCAGTTACTGCGCTACTAACAATAAAATCTCCAACCTGATCTGCGAACTCATCTCTAACTCTAAAGCACTTAAGACGCTCGACAAGAAGATCCACCATAGGTTTGGTGACCGAACTATCACGATAATATTTCACCTCTTCAAAGGGAGGCATTGGGAAGTTTCTCTTTCCCCTATAGTTGAAAAGAAACTCAAGGTCTCCTTTAAATTTAAGATATACTGGACGCCCAGCCTGTGCATGATCTAATCCAGCCATGTAGACTCCCCTGCCTAAGGGGCCATCTGCTATTGCTGCATTCCATGCATTAAGCTCACCATTAATCCTAGCATCTAGTCTAAGAGATGCAAAATTCGTGTCTCCCACATCATGGTAGTGGAAGGGCTTCATAGTAGGCGCTCCTATGATTGTATATCTTTCAACTTCATTTCCATCATTGTCAACAATCCAGAACTCAGGAACCTGAAAAGGTTTACCATTGAATAAAAAGTTTTCTGGGAACGCTCTATACAAATCTAGAAGAATATTATCCGTTACGATCTTAATATTCTCTTCTAGACTACTTGTACTATATGTTTGAATCCCTGCATCTCTGGCGAGGGAAGGAGTCCAAGTTTCTAAGTTTTTAAACAAGGTAGACTCAGTGCCTAGAGAGTACCAAATTAAGTTTGGAATATAAGATTCCCAAAGCTCCTGTGCTTTTCCAGATACATCAAATACTGAATCAACTATAAGTGCGTTGATCGCTGTTTGTATAGCCTCTAGAGTTCCTGATTTCTTGTACAGGTCTATCGCCAGACGAAGCTGCTGTCTCCACTTAGATGGAGATCCTCCTCTTAATTTAAAGCCAATTAGGTCAGCTATATATTGCAAATGCTCAGGACGAACATTCTCGATGTCATATATTAGAGATATATTTTCTATCTCATCAGATATGTCAGCAAATTGAAAACCCAGAAGGGTACTAAACTTTCTGTGCTGGCCTTTTGAAACTAAATCATCTAATTCAGTTTCCGCATCTATAAAGCTATCAAAAGCATCTTTAACTTTATAATCTTGCTGATCAATATAAAGTGGTGAGTAGACCACATCAACTAAGGTCTTAAGAGCATCAAGCTTTTGAATTCCACTAGTATATGTTGCTACCACGCCATCGCTTGCATCGAGCACAGCGTCAGCAGCGCCAGATACAAAAGAAGGAGGCAAGTACGCCCCGAAGGAACAAGTTTCATTATTTCTCCAAAGATATTCTGTTAATCCCTTTACTCCATCAACAGTTTCTAGCTTGTTGCCAACATACAAAGAGTTTAGAGAAGAGAGAACAAAGCTGGAAGGGGAGTAATCTAGATCCCCGTCTGCTGAAGTATTTAAGAAGTAAAACCACCCTAGAGTATCAACTAGATAGTTGTGAACTGAACTTGCATTAGCGTTATCAGTTAACGCTGAAAGGGTTGTAATATTAGCCTCTAATGCCCCAGGCTCAGTCTGGCTGGCGGGAACTAGGAGGGGTAAGAGTGTGCCTGATAGGTAAGTATTAAAAGAAGCACTTGTGTCGTAATTTTTAAAAGTGGTTCCTAGAGGATTTAAAATTTTACTTTCAAGTGTAAAAGCATTAATGTTTGTAAGCTCATTTTGTTTTACAAAATATTGCGATATACCACTGATATTACCTAAAGAGCTTGTTTGGGTGTTCGTAACCCCTGATAAAGAAATAACATTTGATATGTTATTTGCAACTTGTACATGCCTATTAATTAGATCTGAAATTGGATTTAGTTCAGTACCACTAAGCTCCAGATCTTTCTGTTGGTAGATCTCAGGAGTAATACTTTCAACTAATTCTACAAAATTTGTTTTGTAGTAATTTCTAGGACTAGGATTGTACTTGTTAAAGCCCATTAGTTAAGTAAAACTATGTTAATGCTAAGGTTATTTAGTTGTGCAATTTCATTGAAATCAATTGGCACATTTTGATCTAAATTATCTATGGTGGAAAATCTAACCTCGTCAACCTCGAAGATCTGCCTGTTTAGTTCGGCTATATTTAGATCTTGCCCAAAGTCTCTGTTGTCAGCATTCATGTAAGACAAAATTCTATCTCTAACCTTGTTTTTGATAGAACTTTGATTCTCTTCCTGTTCTTTATCTATTTTAATTGAGACTACTAAATCTAGTGTTCTGATAAGACCGTCCACGATTGCAACATCATCAGTAGCCATCTTCTTTTTATTTATAGCAGTTAGTAGCTGTGTTTTGAAGTTTGTGGTTGCTCTCTGAAGTTGTAGATCCGAAGCTTTCTCAAGAACATAGATGTCAACAACATTCGCTGACGCATATGCCTTTCTGGTGGCAGCGGTCGCCTTTCCAACAGTTCCAAAGTTACTAATAAATGTGTTGGCGAACACTGAATAATCTTCCAAGGTAACGAGCCTGTCTTGCCTTCTAAAAGTTAGGGGTGCATATTTTTTAGCGTGCTCAACAGTTTCAGCATTTGCACCACCAGTCGCCTTGCTCACATTTGTAAGTGTTCCTGGTATTCTAGCTGGGAAAGTCCCTATGGCTGTGTTGATTACATCTTTTTCTAAGTTGCCTCGTGTTCCTCCACCTACGCGATACTCCACTCTAAATGATGCTGTATCTTCTGGAGATACACCCACTGAGCCGTCTCCAAAGACTACGGTAGCGTTGTACTGATCATCATAAACTACTTCAAAAATCTTATCAGATGATCCCGATGCATAGTATACGCTAGGAACTTCCGTGTACGCCCCCTGGCTGTCAGCGTTTGGGCTTGTTACATAAACACCGATGCTACCCTCAACCACGGGACCTTGAGATAGCTTGATTGTTTTGATCCCTTCAGTGGCTGCAAACTCCCCCTGCTCATCAACCAAAGCCCCTTCTTGAATTACAAAGTTGCTATAGATTTTTCCAGCCCCGTCATCAGACTCACTTTTTGATAACAAGATATCTCCATCATCATTTACTGTATCAACTAACCCATTTACAACTTTATACAAAGTAAACGACAAGTTACCGCCGTCCTCTGGGGAGTTAACAGTGATTACTCTACCATTTGGTACTATTCTTTGGCCGTCTACATCTGAGTCAAATACTAGCTTCACATCCGCCGCTGAAGATAATGGACCTTTCATCCTAACACCAATTAGCTCAAGCAACTTCTTAATGCTAGATCTTTGTTTGGCTGTTGCTAGGAAGTTTTCGTTAGCCAGCATGTCGGCCTTCATTGACATGACCGCTCCCATATACGCGGTTAGTTCTAAGAACATCATACCAAGATCAGATTCTACAAAATACTTATAGTCATCAGGATAAACCGTCTTGGCGTAATCAATCAATGAGTTTCTAAGTGAGAGAAAGTCTGTAGCCGCAAAGTTAATTAGTGATGGCCGTTTAGACACTGGTATATTAGCCAGCTTCATAAAGTCTGAAGATATTGTTCCTGAAAAATTCATGCTATTTTTACTTCTACATCAAAGATTTCTAAGTCAGACTTCTCTAACTTTAGAGATAAAATTACTTTCAAGGAGTTGCCCCCTGCTGGTCCTGACTCGCCCGTGGGGAATACACCTATCTTTGCTATCCTAGCCCCTACAATATAATTATTAAAAGAGGTTTCTATTTCTCTTCTAATATTGTCAAAAGTTGTTTCATCAAGTGGTTGAAATAAATATCTTCTAAGATTGCATCCATAGTTAGGGAGCATGACCCGCTCCCCTCGCTCTGTGAGCAGAAGCTGTTCCACAGCCCCTTTTATCATATTTATTCCAGAAATTTTATTAAATACGCCACCATTTTTACTAGACCCTAAGGGATAGTGCAGTCCGTATACTTCTTGTCTAGCAGATATAGGTGCTTGTATATTGTACCTATCCTGAATAGACCCGTAAACTGTTACTGTATTATTGGCAGCCATTAGATTTTAATATTTTTAAAGAAGCCTTGTTGGGCGTCGTAATTTTGTTTTACTTCTCTACTATCTAGGGCTCTTGAGTAGAACTTTAAACTTCCTACATGCCCACGGAGACCACTAATGACACCTCCTCTATCTCCCCCCATAAAGTTGCCATGTTGGTACATTCCATCGGTGTAGCCCCCACCAACGATCCACGGAGTATAGAAAGGGTTGAGTAGCGGCCCTTGTTTTAGAATTACAGGTCCATCCACGGTAGTTGCAGAATATTCAAAACTATTATCTTTCTTGAAACTGGGCAGGGCAATGGGTCTTCTGCTTTCTACTCCAAAAACATCTGATATGGCAGAGGTAGCTACAAGGGAACCATCAGCGTACATCTTTATGGTGTCTGAGTTTGGATCACAGGTTATGTCAACCAACACAAACTGAGACGAAACATTTCCAAAATCTGTGTCCACCAAATCAACCTTCATCTTGTAGAACTGCTCTTGATTTTGACAATCATCATTATTGATGAAAGACGCAGAAGAGAAGTCTCTAGCTTGCGTTGGGGCCACGAAGAAACTTAAAGAAGAGGCTGGATTGTTTGCCTCATTGTCATTACTAAATCCCGCTGAGTCTTGCGTGATTCTTCTGTCTCTAGTAAAACCACAAACCATTCCTCGAACAAACTCTCCACCCCGTTCAGATTTTAAGAAATCTAAATCTCTGAGGGCTCCAGTATGGTCTATGGCAGAGGCTGTTGGATTATGTCCAACATTTTCAGAACCGAATAGAACTTTGGTTAAACCTGATGCCGCTGGAGTCGCAGCGTCAGTACCACTAGCCCAACCAAGTGCTCCATCTGTGATATTAGGAACATGTACCCAGCATTCTACAGTAAAGCCAGTTGACGAATAAGTTAGATCTCTAAACTCCGTGGTATCAGGCAGCTTGATGAATGAGCCGAGTGCTGATGCTGCTGCTGGATCTGAACTTTTATTTTTTACAATACCTTCAAGATATGGGATACTAATACCAGATGTAAAGATGGATCTTTTACTTGTTCCAACTAGTTGTGCATTATTATACTTATTGTCTGTAGCGCAGTTGGTCACATTGAAGTTTGTAGATGATGGCAGAGTTAAACTAGTATCTAAAAAGTTGTAGATAGCAAAAAGATCTTTGCTTACTATCTGATCAGTCAGCCCCAGCACTGTTCCCGAAGACGAGCCTGAGGGAGAGTAAAGAATACTACCCTTACCGATAGGGGGAATAGATAATTGGTCAAAAGATATGGATGGTGATTTCTGTATGGCGGCTGTCACAAACTTTGTTTCTAAAGGTAAAACAATGCCATCGACATCAGCTTGCCTAAACACTAAAGCTTTTTGTTTTTCCAAATCAACTGATAGGTTATACTTTTCAAGATACGAAAAATCATTGATTGGGATCTCACCTGGAGCAAACTCTGGACCTTCTAGATCGCCGTAGATCTGCCCAGCCTTAACAGCCACTTCGATCTGCTTCTTCCTACGATTAATCTTAGTATTATGATTAGCGATCTCAGACATGATGAGATTTCGCTGATTAGTTACAACTGAAGAATCCTGACCGAACTCGTCGATGAATCCTTGTAGATCAGAAGATAAATCGTAAACATGCTTATCGCGCTGTTGCTTTATAACGGCCAAGAAGTGATCTTCGTTGTAATAGTTTTGAAGTCCAGCACTGTCATCAATCCTGTTAGGATCAAAGATGTTGTCTGTAAACTTGTTTAGAGAGTCTACCGTTATAACCTCGCCCTTCCCTCCAAGGTTTGGATCATAATCATACTTCCATGCATCCCCTACAGGCACCATTCCCGAAATAGCTAGATATACAGGATCTAACCCGCCGTCGTAGGAATCATAATAAAGACCATCACTTGTCAGAACATAAGCTCCGTCAGTTGATATTGGAGGTCCATAGGTTAGACGGAATACTGAATCATCTTCTTCTAAGCCTGGGTCCTGTAGCTCGACTCTATCGAAGTTAGTTCCTGATAAGAACTGATCAAGTTCTCTACTGTCCAGGAACTTAGGCTCCAGTGATGGGTCTGCTGCTCTGGCTGCGAAGATATCATTGATTGCTGCAATCTTTGCATCGGCAGCTTGTATGAAGTTTCCTGCTTGCTCCAGAGCGGCTTTATCTCCAGCATACATTGAATTGAAAGCATCATCAATTTCTTGCTGAGATAGGGTGGCTCTTTGATCAGCAGAGTTTCCTGATTGATACTTTTGAAGTTCGCTATACTTATTTAAGCAGCTTTGTATGGCGTCTATTTGGTTTTGAATATTTGTGTAGTTTTCATATATCTGCGCTCCAAAAGATGCAGCATACTGAAAAGCGCCGAGGACTCCTGCTAAATTATTTTTAGTTCTAGAGTCATCGTTATCCATACCCATCCAAGCAGAATCAGAACCAAATCTAAATGTTCCAGTTTCAGTATCAAATTCTATGATGCCTGTATTAAGCATCATCTTCTTAAAAACTTGTTTAGTGACCTCGTTAGCTTTTGCTTTTCCTGATATTATCTGTGATTTAACATCTGAAAGCACGGAACTGGGTAGGAGATTCAGGGCTTCGTTTACTAAATTTAACATACAGCTAGGCATACCATACGACATACCTAGAGCTTGGATAGCTCCTGTCCCAGTATTTCCCTGGACCTTTAGGAATGTTTCTAAATCGAATGATGCCATGTCAGTATGTGGTTACTCCTGTATTTTGATATCGACTCTGAGGATTAGGTATATTTGGTGGGGTCGGACTGGCTGTATCACTAGCTAAATAAATCTCTGACCCATCAATATCTACCCTACCAGTAGAATCTATGTCCACTTTTGTGCAGTTAACGCTGTATTTTTGACAGTCAATATTCAGGTTACCGCCAGATCTCATATTTATGTCTTGATCGGCTGATATATTGACAGTGCCCTTGGTTTTAATTGTGATGCCCCCTGCTGCCCCATTCGTCTCAATCACGATTTCCTGGTTAGTTCCATTCTCGTTCAAACACTCAATAAAAATCTTCCCCTCTTCAGCCTGAGTAAAAACATTTACATCTTTCCACTTGCTTTGTATATTTACATTTCCAGCTTGGGCGCTATCTCCCCATGGAACTCCGTTTGCATTGTTAAGAACCTGTAATTCTCTGCCGCCTTGTCCGACTACTATATCTGTCTGAGATTCTGTATTTATATACTTCTGAGGTCCAACAGATTCTACTTGAATAGACCTAGCGGCCATACTTTGATTTTTTGGATCATCCGTTAGAGTGATCCTGCTACCATTGCCACTGTCAAGAATTATGGAATCAATAGTTGGTGATTCCGTTAGCATGATCTTTTTAGCCCCACC